CTTTATTTACCGATGAATCGATGCTAGAATGAATTGAGAATAATTTCTCGAGCTCAACGCTAGCAAAGGATATAATAATCAAATTCTATTCGGGCAATGCAAGTTCACCAAATTCACTTTCATCGACATCTAAATTATTAGAGGACGCATGAGCAGTTAAACAAGATGAGAGATTGTCGAAAGCTATTTTAGAACTATCTGATTTCTTTGAGGGGGGGAGACAGTTCAGACATTTTGTAGAAACACTATTTCTGAATATCTGAGATATGCCGAAAGCAATTCACTCTAAGTTATTTCATTTCACAGCCCCGGGTGGTAAGGCTAGAATTATAGCGAATGTTGACTTTCTAACACAAACAGTGTTATCCGGTATGCATTACTATTTCTTTTATTTATTAAAGGATATGAAATCAGACCAAACTTTTGATCATAAAAAAGGGCTCGATCATATAGTAAGATCCAAGGGACACTACTATTCGATTGATTTAACATCAGCGACTGATCGAATGCCAAGATTTTTAGAACAAAAGCTTATAAAAAATCTTTTTAACAAAAGAGGTGAAAATGGCGATCGAATCTCAGAGCTATGAGAAACAATAATTGATCGAGAGTTCACTCCTGAACAATCAATGAATAACGGTAAGCTGATTAAATATTCGGTCGGACAGGGAATGGGGATATTCACCTCCTGATCGTCAATGTCTCTGCTTCACCATTATATTGTTAATCAATTATGCAAAATAGCTCACTCAGATTACGCACTCGTGGGCGATGATCTAGTGATACGAGATAATAAGAAAGCTTACTTGCAATATTTGGACATCATGTCTATGATAGGAGTCACAGTTAATAAAACTAAAACTCTTGAATCTGAAACATGTGACGCAAATATCGAATTCGCTCGTAATTATATAATCAGGTCGGAAAAAATAAAACCTCTCCAGTATGGCCTCTTATTTGCGTGAGCAGATGAGAAGACATCAATCGAGACAGTTCTATTTAATTCTGATTGATCGAACAATAAGGAGTGTTTAGAGAGATTCCTTATTACCTTCAGAAAGTATTTCTCTTTAAAAAAAGCAGTGTACATGCTGTTTGCTAACCATAAATACGATCAGGAGCTAATCAATATAGAAACTTTAAGCAAAATATTTGATCTTCCTGAATGAGTCAAAA